TCGATACGTCCGATCACGACGCCAACCTTGCGATGGCCCTCGACTCGTTCGTGCTTGGACGCGTTGCCGAAGAACTCCTCGACGGCATCGAAGCCGACGACAAGTCCCGTTCGGAATGGCTGAACGCGCGTTCTCGTGGCATCGATATGCTCGGGATCAAGCTCGAAGATCCAAAGTCCGGCGTCGGCGCGAGTTCGGCACCGCTCGAAGGCATGTCGGTCGTTCGCGATCCGGTGATGCTTGAGGCCGTGCTTCGGTTCCAGGCGAATGCTCAAGGCGAAATGCTTCCGGCCTCGGGACCCGTCAAGGTCGTCGATTACGGCGATGGTGACGTCCAGTCCGACATGCTGGCCGAAAAGCTTGAGAAAGACCTGAACTTCTATCTCACCACGACCGCGACGGAATACTATCCAGACTCGCGGCGTATGTTCTTCTGGACAGGGTTTTCTGGGCTCGCGTTCAAGAAGGTCTATCGCGACCCCATCAAGCGCCGACCGGTTTCCGAAACCGTGGACGCCGCCGACCTGATCGTTTCGGATGCCATTACGGACCTCAGATCAGCCCAGAGAATTACCCACCAGATCTCCATGAAGCGCTCGACCATGAAGCGCATGCAGATCTTGGGGGTTTATAAGGACGTCGAGCTTCTTTCTGACCCGGTTCCTGATCCAAACGAGGTGCAGCGGAAGATTGCTCGGGTTCAAGGGCTATCAGCCAAATCCGAACGGCCGCAGGATCAGCCCTATACGGTCTATGAGTGCTATTGCGAGCTTGACCTTGAAGGCTTCGAGCACAAGGACAAGAAAGGCCACGACACTGGACTTCCGCTTCCCTACCGGGTGACGATTGAAAAGGACTCGCGTCAGGTTTTGGAAATCCGCCGCAACTGGCGCGAGGACGACGAAGACTACCAGGCCAAGATCCCCTTCGTTGCGTTCCCCTATGCAACCGGACTTGGGTTCTACGGCATTGGCCTTCTGCACATCCTTGGGAACCTTACGAACGCACTGACCGCGCTGACGCGGGAAGCGATCGACGCGGCGATGTTCGGAAACTTCCCCGGCGCCGTGATCAGCAAGGAAAATAATCGCCAGATGACGAATGAGATGCGCGTTGCGCCAGGCGCCGCGTATCCGATCGAGACGAACGGCAAGGACATTCGCCAGGTTCTCATGCCGCTTCCGTACAAGGAGGCTGGACCGGGCCATATGGCTTTGATCCAGCAGCTTCGGGAAGTTGCTCAGAGATTAGGCGGAACGGCAGACACACCCGTTGGCGAAGGCAAACAGGACGCCCCAGTTGGAACGACACTTGCTCTGATCGAGCAGGCCACGAAGATCGAAGGCGCGGTTCACAAGGCGCTCCACGCGGCACAGGCGGAAGAATTCAAGCTGCTCTGTGAATTGTTCCGGGACGATCCCGAAGCCTTATGGCGCGGCAACAAACGGCCCGCACTCGCCAAAGACGTCGAACTGTTCATGGCTGCATTGGATCGCTGCGACATCGTTCCAAAAGCCGATCCGAACGTCCCCTCACATATGCACCGGATCATGAAAGCCCAGGCCATTATTCAGATGGCGGAGTCGGCTCCCAACAAGTTCAATCAGGACGCCGTTCTGCAGTACGCCCTCGAAATGATGGACGTGGACAACCCGGCGCAACTGTTGGCCGGTCCGCAACCAGTCGCAGGTCCGCCGCCGCCCGATCCGGTCAAGATGAAAGAATTGCAGATCAAGGAACAGGCGAACGCCTTGAAGGGCGCCCAGATCGCGCTCGATACGCAGAACAGAGCCAAAGACCGCGAGAGTGATCAGAACATCGAAGTTCTGAAATTGGCAAGTTCGCTCGCTGTGCATCCGACCAGCAATCCGATCGTGGACGACCAGATCAAGCAGCTCTCACCGCTAATGACGTTGAAGCCTCAGCCGCAACAGCCTGGCATGCCGCCCGGTCAACCTCAAGCGCCACCGCCTCAGTTCAATCCACCGCCGCCCAGACCGGTTCCTATGGGTCTTGGAGGATTAGGGCGATCTCCGATGAGTTTTGCGCCACCGCCTATGCGTAGAGTTCCAATGCAACCACAAGGATTTGCGCGATGAAGATTCGTGTCGGCAATAAACAGTCGCATGGCGTGAATTGCTATGCATCAGGTGGACGAGTCTCGGAGGATATTTCCGATCCAGGTTCGCTTCCTAAGATGGCGAAGCCCAAGATGGCCGATGGCGGCATGATCGATGGCGGCAAGGCGAAGCCGCGTCTCGACCGTGCAGGCAAGAAGGGAACGACCGTAAATATCGTGATCTCAGGGAAGGGCGATACGCCGCCCGCACCTATGCCGATGCCACCGATTGCACCGCCGATGGCTGGACCTCCGGGTCCGCCTCCGATGCCTCCCGGCCCTCCCGTAGGTGGACCGCCGATGATGCGTAAGAACGGTGGCCGCGTCATGAAACACTCCGACGAAGCCGCAGACAAGAAGCTCATCAAAGCGGAAGTGAAGCCTTCGGCTCTGAAGCACAAGGCTGCTGGCGGTGCGGTTTCTGAGGGTCAGGACGATCCGACCGAGAAGGAAGCTGAAAGCCGCTCGATCGGTCGCAAGACTGGCGGACGCGTGATGGATGCCGGCGCCGGTTCTGGCATTGGGCGCTTGGAGAAGCTGGGTAAAAAATGACCATCGAAACGCTCGACACGCGCTCCCTCAAGATGCTCGCGGTCGAACTGGTCAAAGAGGAAGATCGCAGAGCCGAAATCCTTCTCAGCGGCTCTGCTGACTCGCTCGAAGATTACCGCGGACAAGTCGAGTTCTTAAGAGGCCTTCGCTTTGCGCGGAAGCTCTGCGGAGAGATTGAGACTGAAATCCGAAAAGGCAAATAGAGAAATCCCTCATGGCACTCACATCGTTCAAAATGCATCACGACAAAGATCCGAAAGAAGCCATTCTCGAAGAGATTGGCGATCTGTCGGGCTACGAACTCGCTCCGAGCAAGGTCTTGGTTGGCATCTATCGCAGGCCTGAGAAAACGGCAGGCGGCATCATCATTACCCCAAAGACCAAAGACGAGGACATCTATCAGGGTGTCGTCGGTCTTGTTTTGAAGCTCGGTCCCGGCTGCTTCGAAGACGACGACGTGAACAAGTTCCACGGCTTCAACGTGAAGGTTGGCGACTGGATCGAATACAAGCCTTCCGACACCGAGAAGATCGCGATCAACGGTGTGATGTGCAGGCGGCTTTCGGATGTTCTGGTGAAGGCAAAAATATCCCATCCGGACATGCTGTTTTAATCCAAGGACGAATCCCTCATGAGCAAAGATGACGAAGGCTTGGTGGTGGAGATTGATCCCCGCCAGCTCGATATGGCGCTCGATCCGGAAACGGAACGCAAAGCCAAACCCAAAGAAAAAGAAGCCGAAGCCGAGATTGAAGCGCCGGAGAAAGAAGAAAGCAAATCCGGTGCCGAGGATGCGATCCAGGCCCTTCAAAAGCAGCTTGATGCGCTGAAGGAAGAAAACAACCGAACCCGAGCAGCCTACGAGACCAAGGCGCGGGAAGCGGACGAGGCGCTGAACAATGCGCAATCGGCTACGGGTCACGTCCTGCAGTCCAAATACGACCTCGTAAACACCGAGATCGCCAACGACAAGGCGCGAGCCGAAGCGATCAAGCGAGAACTCAAGGTTGCGCGCGAAACGGGCAACACCGATCTTGAATCGGATTTGATGGTTGAAAACGCCCGAATTGGCGTGAAGCTCCAGACCAACGAACAGCGCAAGAAAGACATCGAAGTCGCGCACCAGCGTGAACAGCAGCGCCGCGAAACCCCACGTCAGCCGGCCGATCCGGTTGAGGCGCAACTCGCAAACGTCAGCCCAAAGTCCGCCGCATGGCTCCGGTCGCATCCAGAATGCCTGACCGACGAGGTTATGAACGCCAAGGTTCTTCTGGCTGACAAGGAGGCAAAGCGCAAAGGTCTTGTGGCCGATACGCCCGAGTATTTCACGTACATCGAGGAAAAGATGGGCTATCGCAAACCGGCCGATGACGATGCCGACGAAGTCGAAACGCGGCAGGCCGAACGATCGGAAAAGCGTCCGGCTTATGCCGCTCCTCCGTCACGGGACACGGCTCCGGGGTCACCCCGTAAAGCCAGCCAGATGCGCCTTTCACGCGAGCAGGTCGATACCGCAGAAGCATTGGGCATGACGCCCGCACAGTATGCAGCGTGGCTTGTTAAAGCGGAAAAAGACGGGAAATACGTAAATCATTAAAGACAAAGGATAATCCCTCATGGCCGTTCAGACGAAACCCCGCCAGCAGACCGTTGGCCGGACATCCGACAGCGCTGCCCAGCCGATGCCACGAGGCATTGCGCTTGGACGTAATGGCGAAAAAATCCGCCGCATCCGAACGAGTGGAAACGATCCGTTCAAGGTTCCGGAGGAGATCCTCGAAAAGTACCTGGAGGAAGGCTACACGCTCCAGTGGAACGTTGTCAGCGTCATCGGCAAGGACGGCCGTGATGCTCCCGACATGATCAATCAGGCGAATATGTTCAACGCAGGCTGGCGTCCAGTTCCTGCCGAGCGTCATCCGGGCGTCTGGCTACCTGCCGGCGCAAAGGGTGACATCGTTGTCAAAGGACTTCGCCTGGAAGAATGCCCGCTGAAGCTCGTGCAGGAAGCCCGCATCGAAGAAAAACGCGCTGCCGACGAACAGGTGAATGGCTCGCGTCAGCAGTTCGGCTTTTCACCGAGCGCGCGTGGGTTTGAAGGCGCAGACACGAGTTCTAATCCTGCCGTGCGTCAGAACACCTTTGCACGACGATCGATGGTGCATGTCGATGATGCGCCGCGGCCGAAGTATGAAGTTTCGCTCGACGACTAAAACAGCAAGAGGCGGCAATCATCAGCATGCCTCTTGAAAAAGTGGCAAATCACTGCTACTGGAATTTTCATCGTTGTTCGTAGGCCGCAGGCTGTGGCCAGTGCTTCGGGGTCGGAGACCCAAAGAAGCAAAGAGCGCTGAGAAGGTTTTCTCGGCTTCATTCACAGCCAACGTCTGACGGGTCAGACCGGCTACACAACGGACCACATCAAATGTCCAACACGTTTGCTCCACAGGGCTTGCTGTCCTATGGCGGCGCGGACGGTGCCGCACCGACATACGGCTTCAAGAACGCCAAAATCCTTTACAGCAACACCGACAAGATCTTCTACGGCGATCCAGTGATGCTGGACTCCGGTGGCTACGTTCAGCAGTGGAACCCGGCGACCGGCGTTTCGCAGATGGTCGGCATCTTCCGGGGCTGCAAGTATTACTCGCTGTCGAACAAGCAGACCATTTTCCCCAACTACTGGCCCGGTGCCGACGTTGCGACCAACGCCGACATCACGGCTTTCATTGAGCCCGTGAATACGGCGACACCGCCGATGTTCCTGGTTCAGACGGCGGATTCCAATACGACGGCGGTTGCGGTTACGCAGGCTGACGTTGGGCAGAACGCCGACATTGCTCTTGGTTCCGGCAATACCGAAACCGGTATGTCTACGGCCTATCTCGACATCCACACGTTCGGCACCACGGCAACTCTGCCGTTCCGAATTGTCGATATCTGGAAGGGCGTCGGCAACGGCTCAGACGCGACGAGCGCTTACAACTACGTCGTCGTTCAGGCCAACATCTATCAGGAAACCGGGATCTAAGGAGCAACCCCAATGCCAGTCTCACTTACGAGCATCCGGGATCTGCTTAAGCCCGGCCTCTACGCAGTGGAGGGTCAGTACGACAATATCGAGGATCAGTACTCGAAGATCTTCACTAAGCGCAAATCGACGATGGCCGTCGAACGCAAGGTGCAGATGGCCTACCTCGGGTACGCACAGTTCAAGACCGAAGGTGGCCAGACGTTTGCCGACAACAATGCCGGCGAGCGCTTGGTCTACAACGCCGAAAGCTTTGAAGTCGGCTTGATGTACGCGATCACTCGCAAGGCGATCGACGACAACCTCTACAAATCCGAGTTCAAGCCGCAGGCCTTGGGCCTCTTGCGCTCCTTTAAGGAGTTCAAGGAATACCAGCACGCGGACATCTTCAACAACGGCACGACGCTCATTGCGGGCATCGGCGGTGATGGACAGCCTCTGTTCTCGTCCGCTCATCCGGTTGACGGCGGAACTGTGGCGAACACCTTTGCAACGCCATTGCAGTTGAACGAGGCGTCCTACCTCCAGGCTCTGACGAATATCCGCGCAACGTGGGTGGACGAACGAGGCTTGAAGATCAAGGGCCGTGGACGCCAGCTCACGGTTCCTGTTGACCTTCAGCCGACCGCCAAACGGTTGATTGAATCGGAACTCCGTCCGGGTACGGCCAACAACGACATCAACGTCATCCAGTCTATGGATGGGGAACGGCCGTCGTTGGTTGTCTGGGATTACCTCACGAGCCCGAACGCCTGGTTTGTCTTGACCGAGACGGCCAAGGAATCGTTGCTGACCATGCAGCGCATCACGTTCGAAACCGACATGCAGGTCGATTTCACGACCGATAACCTGCTCGTCAAGGGCTATGAGCGTTATTGCCCGACCTACAATGACTGGCGTTGTGCCTGGGGCAGCTTCCCAAGCTCTTAATGGAGGCTTCCTATGACAACGACAAACTTTATTGACGGCGTGACGAACGCCGCATCAACCAGTGGGGTCATGGGGACGTATCTAGCTCCTGACCCGAGCCGTCTGCATCAGTGGTTCGATGATTTCGACGACTTCCTGCAAGCGAGCAATATGGACTGGCTCGTTACGCAGGTCACTGGCACGACAGCTACCGCAGCCGTCGTAGACGAAGATGGTGGCGTGGTTGTCCTGACCAATGACTCGACTGCAGCGCATGGCGTTTATGCGCAGTGGCAGGGCGGCGCCAGTAGCGTAGCGGAAACGTTTACGTTCAACAGTTCCAAAGCTCTTTGGATGAAGGCTCGGTTCAAGCTGAGTTCTGCAACCAATACGGCGATGGTTCTCGGACTTATCGTTACCGATACGACACCTCAGGCGAACGCGGATGGCCTCTATTTCATCAAGGCCGACGCATCGACGACGTTGAAATTCAACGCAACGTCATCCGGCACGTCAGCCACGACCTCCGTCAACGTTGGCACGTTGGCAGACAACACTTACGCTGAAGTTGGATTTGCCTATCTTCCGAATGGAGATGGCAACATCAACAACGGCGCACCTGCGGGCCTGCTTTACCTCAACGGTGTCTATGTCGGGAAGTTCTCGACATTCGCCAATTTCCCAACAACGGAATTGGCGATCACCTTCGGCGTATCGAACGGCGCTGCGGGCGCATCGACGACCATGTCTACAGACTACATCCTCGTGGCGAAGGAACGCTAAGCCATGAAGGGCAAGAAAGGCAAAAAGCCGAATTCTCCGTTTGGCTCTCCCAAAGGTGAAAAGCCCAAGTTCAACGGGCCAGAAACCTTTCCGGACAAAGCATCGGAGAAAGACGATGACGACATGCCCCCGGTTCAGGGCTTCAAGGCAAGAATGCGCCTTGATCGCCCAGGCCGTAAACGCGGCGGACGAGTAGGAGCTGACATGGCTCCGTTATCCTCTGCCGCAAAGGGCTGCTAGCTAGTTGCGCGTGGTCGGTTGGGATTGTGAGGGCAGTCTCAACCGGCGCGCTTTCCAACAAACGGGATCTTGAACATGGCCAAGCTCACCGCGGCCAAGCGCAACGCGCTGCCGAAGAAAGCCTTTGCATTGCGCGGTGGTCGTTATCCGATCGAGGACAAATCTCATGCGCGCAACGCACTCGCTCGCGTGAGCCAGAATGGTTCTCCGGCGGAAAAAGCGGAAGTCCGCGCCAAGGTTCACAGCAAATTCCCTGACATAGGCGAGTCCGATCGCGCCGAAGGTGGCCGCGTTGAAGGCGATAAGGCCAAGAGTCGTCTTGACCGTCCTCACAAGAAAAAAGGCTAAGCTATGAGTCAGCCAATCGTCGTCACCGTCAATCTTGCTGCCGCAGATGCGGACGGTGTTTCGGCCTCTCAGACGATACCAGCATCCGGTGCATTGGCGATCAATGGTGCGCTTTCAACGGGTGCTGTCGCGAACAATATCTGCGCTTCGCAGTCGGCTTCGGGTGCCGGTGCACTGACGATCAACGGTGCCGCTGCGTCTGGGGGCGTGGCCTATATCTTCGGCAAAGCCGTGACGATTACATCGGCTGCCGATGACTCTGGGATCACGTTCACGGTCTCAGGGTTGGGCGCGGACGGATATTCTTATGCTTCCGAAACGGTGACTGGTTCCAACACGTCGGTCGTCGCAACGAAAACAATTTTCCATCGGGTATCGAGCGTCACGGTCTCGGGCGCAACCGCGGGCAACGTCACGGTTGGCACCAACGGCACGGCTCAGGTTGCGACACGCGGAACGGCCCGTCAGGTCGTTCTCACATTCGGCACGGATGATACGGGAAACACCTACACGATCACGGGAACGAACGCAGGCGGTAACCCGCTGGTTGAACAAGTGGCCGGTGGTGCGACGTCGTCAACGACCGTCAGTCATTTCCAGTCCGTTTCGCAGATCACCGCCTCCAAGGCTTCGGCGGGAACGGTTACGGTTGGCACGAACGGAGTCGGATCAAGCGGGTTCGTTGCGCTGAACTACCATGCGCAGCCGGTCAACATTTCGGTTTCGTCCATTGTCTCTGGAACGATCAGCTACACGGTGCAGTGGACCTACGACGATCCGAACAAAGGCGTTCCAACTTGGGTTGATGATGCGACGGCTAAAAGCAAGACCGCTGCTTTCGTCACGACGATGAACGATCCGGTGTTCGGAAGCCGGGTTCTGGTTGAATCGGAAACCGCTCCGGCTTCGGTAACCACGACGTACATTCAGGCTGGCTTGGTCGGGGTCTAAGGCATGACTTCGAGCGGGACGTATAACTTTAGCCCTAGCGTTGGCGATCTAACGCTAACGGCCTATGGTCGTATTGGCATACGTCGCACAGAGATTACGCAGCAGCATTTGCAGGACGCCGCATCGGAATCCAACATGCTGCAGGTTGAGTTCAGTAATCGCCAGCCAAATCTCTGGACTTCTGAACTTTATACGGTTGACCTCGTGCAAGGACAGGCGACTTACGATCTTCCGTCCCGCATGATCTCGCCAATGGCGGTTTACGTGACGACGACGCCGACAGGATCTAGCACCAGCTTTGACCGCATACTGAACGGCATATCAACCTACGAATATGCGAGTTTGCCAGACAAGGAAACGCAGGCTCAACCGACGACGTTCTGGTACAACAGACAGATCTCACCGCAAATCACACTCTGGCAGGTGCCGGACGGCAGCGCGAGCTACGTTCTCAAACTTCAAATTCTCTCGCAGCCGCAGGATTCAAAACTTCCGAACGGCGTTACGCCGAACTTTCCGTTCCGATGGTTGGATGCTTATACGGACGCCTTAGCCGCACGCCTCTCGAAAATCTACAAGCCGGAGCTCGAAGATAAGCGGAAGATGGATGCGGAACGTTCGTGGCAGATCGCAGCCAAGGAAGATATTGAATATGTCAGTACCTACATCTATCCCGCGCTCGGAACATACTACGGCGGCGGTCGATAAATGCCGTGGCGACCACACGGCAGAGCGGAAGTTGACATTCGCCAACCTCGTGCTTTCGGCGTGTGCGACAGGTGCGGGGCTCTTTACAATCTCGATGATCTGAATTGGCAGTATCAATTCGCGGGAGTCGGATTGGTCAATCTGAATCTGCTCGTTTGCCGACCGTGCATGGACGTTCCGCAACCGCAGCTTACGGCGCTCATTCTGCCGCCCGATCCAGATCCGATCATGGATGCCAGACCGGAATACTATTCGGTCGATGAAAAAGGGCCGGTTCAGAATCTCGAAGCTGAGATCTTTTACAGCGGCGCGTCGATATCGTCGGACTTCTATCTCGATCTCTACTTCGGAGATCCAGGAACAACGGGCGTCAGCGTTCTCGCCGACATCACGGGATCAGCGACCAGGCCGAATGCGGGGACGTCTTTCGGGTCACCCGTCGAGAATATCGCGGTCAACACATCAGCGGTCAGCTTCATCGATAGCGCCATTGCAAGCGTGAATGTCTCTTACGTGGCGGTGTTCGACGCTGCAACGGATGGGAATTTAATCGCCTCGGCACCCTTGTTCAATCCTTTGACGGTCGTCCTTTACAACGGTGCGGAGTTCGGGATTGGCAGCCTCAGAGTGGTGGTTTCCTAATGCTGCGAAGACCACACGGACGGGCTCGGGTTGACGAAGATAATCCCCAAGCATGGGGACGCTGCGACAGGTGCTCGTTCTTATACAACCTTCGGGATCTTCGTTATCAGTACGTGGTCAACGGGCTGACGACGCTCAATTCGAGAATGAGAGTGTGCGAAACCTGCATGGATGAACTGAACTATCAATTTCAGAACATCCCGCTTCCGGCAGATCCGATTCCAAAGCGAAACGCACGTCCCGAGCCCTACATGCTCGATGAAGTCGATTACCTGACGACCAGCGATTATTCGCCAATCACGACACAAGACGGCACGCCACTGACGCCGGATCAAGCATCCGCGAACTACTTTGACGTTCCGTCAGATCCCAATAGCGGAACGAAGCCGCCCAACAGCAACTCGGAGATCTGAGAGGGATGGGAATAAACGCTCCGACCCCAATCCTCAGTCTGCCGATAGCGATGGGGATAGACAATACGTATTGGCTTCCGACTGCGAGCACGAATGGAAGCCCGACCGAGCGCGTCAATGTTCAGGTCATTACGGGCATTCAGGGGTCGCTAAACTCGATCACGACCACTCAAGGCGCGGTCCTATTTCGCGGACATGACGCTTGGGAAGGACTTGACCCAGGCACAAGCGGCTATGTTCTTTCCACGCAAGGGCCGGGCGCTGATCCGCAATGGGTTCCGAACACCGCAGGTTCCGTTGTTAGCGTTGGCCTCGCGCTTCCTGATACCGTTTTCACTGTTTCTGGTTCGCCGGTTACATCTTCGGGTACGCTGACCGGCAGTCTGATCGCACAGAACGCCAACAAGGTGTTCGCGGGTCCGACAACAGGTGCCGATGCAGCACCGACGTTCCGGTCACTGGTCAACGCGGACATCTCTGGAACGGGCGCAGCACTCACCAAGACCGACGATACGAACGTCACTGCAATCTTATCAGGTTCACCTACGACCGCCCTCGTCAACGCCACAAACATTGCTCTGGGATGGACAGGGCTGCTCGGGCTTTCCCGAGGTGGTACGAACGCGGACTTAAGCGCGACGGGTGGAACGAGCCAAGTTCTACGTCAGTCCACGCTCGGGGGCGCTGTCAGCGTCTCACAATTGGCCGCCAGCGACCTTTCTAATGGTGTGACGGGAACAGGTGCGGTCGTTCTCGCAACGTCTCCTAGCCTCACGACGCCCAATCTCGGAACGCCATCCGCAGCTATTCTCACCAACGCAACCGGACTGCCTCTCTCAACCGGAGTTACTGGAAACCTCCCGGTCACCAATCTGAATTCAGGTACGAGCGCATCGTCCGCCACGTTCTGGCGCGGGGATGGAACATGGGCCACTCCAATCGGAGGCTCGATTATCGTCGGCACGACGCCAGTCACGGGTGGAACGACAACCAAGGTTCTTTTCGACAACGGCGGAATTGTCGGGGAATACACGGTCAGCGGCTCTGGCAGCGTTGCCATGACCACGAACCCGAGCTTTACGACACCTGCTTTGGGAACGCCTTCGGCAGGCGTGCTGACGAACTGCACAGGACTTCCGTTGAGTTCTGGCGTCACGGGCAATCTGCCGGTGACGAATTTGAATTCCGGCACAGGCGCGTCGTCGTCGTCGTTCTGGAGAGGCGACGGAACATGGGCAACACCGGCTGGTGCTGGAACAGTCACCAGCGTTGATGTCTCTGGCGGAACGACCGGACTCACGACATCTGGCGGCCCGATCACCGGTAGCGGCACGATTACGATTGCCGGAACTCTTGCGGCAACCAACGGCGGAACGGGACTTACGTCTCTTGGATCGGGCGTTGCCACGTTTCTAGGAACACCATCGAGCGCAAATCTCGCAGCTGCGGTAACAGACGAAACTGGTTCTGGTGCGTTGGTCTTTGCAACGTCGCCAACGCTCGTTACGCCTGCGCTCGGAACGCCATCCTCTGGCACTCTGACCAACTGCACCGGGTTACCTTTGCTCACTGGCGTCTCTGGACGCACAGGACCAACTCTCCAGGTCTTCACGTCCTCCGGTACTTGGACGAAGCCAGCCGGATGCGTGAAAATTATCGCCACGATTATTGGTGGTGGTGGCGGTGGCGGCGGCGTTCAGATTCCGAGCGGAGCATTTTGCGGTGGTGGCGGTGGCGGAGCTGGAGGCTTAGGCGTATCAATTATCGACGTGACCTCAATATCGTCTCTCAGCGTCACGGTTGGCGCCGCGGGGACGGCGGGTGATGGCACGGTAACTGGCGGCCCAGGAGGAACGGGTGGCACGAGCCAGCTCGGCGCAAGCGGCGTGAATGGTCAAGCGAGCGGCGGCTTAGGTGGTACTGGACGATCGACGGCACAAGGCGGTTCCAGTCTAAATGCCGGAGGCAACGGCGGAACTGCTTCGAATTGCACGGTTAATGGTGGCGGCTCCCCTGGCGGCTTCGGCATGTCGTTCTCTGCAACAAACGGTCAGATATCGGGGCCTGGCGGATCGACGCCTTATGGCGGCGGTGGCGCATCGATACGTCCAAGCGGATCGAGCGTTGGCAACAATGGCACCAACGGCAATGGATATGGATCTGGCGGCAGCGGTGCTGCGGTGACCAACAGCACGACCAACACGTTCGGCGGCGCGGGTGGGCCCGGAATCGTAATCATCGAGGAATACTATGCGTAAGACGATCATCGAAACCGCAACCGGAAACGTTCTGAACGTCATCGAGCTTGACGACGGCGCGGAATGGACGCCAGCCGAAGGCCAGTCGATTGGTGCTGATGGTGGTTGGATCGGCGCGCGCTGGAATGGAGCGGCTTATGAGTGGATCAACCCGCCAGAGGTGACGGATGTCGCTTAATTACGCAACCTACGTCACCACCCTTGCAAACATGGCAGGGTATGACGAGGCAGACCAGAACTTTGTCAATATCCTTCCAAGCGTGATCGACTATGCCGAAGGAAGAATCTACCGGGAAGCGGATTTCATTTCGACGGTTATTCGGGACACGGGAGCGCTCACCGCCAATAGCCGCAGCTTCACGCTTCCGAACAACGTCGGACAGTTCAACGTCGTCCGGCAGATGAACGTCATTACCCCGGCTAACACGATACCAGCAGACGGAACGCGCAATCCGATGACGGCGGTATCGACCGAAGTCATGGACATGTTGTGGCCGAGCGAACAAGCCCCTTCTACACCTTCCGTCCCGACCATGTTCGCGATGCTGACGCAGAACAACGTAGAGAGCCAGACGACGGACGTGCTTGTCGGACCTGCACCCGACGACGCCTATAATGTGGAAGTCATCGGAACAGTAAACCCAACGCCGCTCTCAGCCTCGAACACGACGACCTACCTGACACTCTTTCTGCCGGATTTATTCCTCGCGGCTTCAATGGTGTTCATGACGGGATTTCAAAAGAATTTCGGGGCTCAAAGCGACGACCCGCGTTCCGCGATGAGTTGGGAACAAACCTATCAGGTTCTTTTCAAATCGGCTGATTTGGTCGATTCTAGACAGAGATTTGCAGCAGCTTCTTGGACTTCTGCGCAACCCGAAAATTATGCTTCCGCACAGAGAGGCTAGTGATGCCGATTACGTTAAACGGCAAGAAAAATGTTCACGTCGGGTACTTCGCAACCAAAAAGGAGGCCGCGCACGCTCGTAACGACGCGGTTAGGAAGGCGTATGGCCAATATGCGAGGGACACCTGATGCCCTTCGCTGAAGTCCGGCTCGTACCCGGCGTGGATAAGGAGAAAACCCAGTCTTTGAATCAGGCAGGCTATTCCTTTTCCGCTTTCATCCGGTGGAAGGAAGGTCTCGCCCAAAAAATCGGCGGCTGGGTTCGGTTCTATTCTTTTGCGCTTGCGGGCATCCCGCGCGATCTTCACGCTTGGCAAGACCTGAATGAAACAGGACGGCTGTTCGCGGGAACCACGACCGAAGCCGACGTGATCTCGAACGGCTTCCTGCAACAGATCACGCCGCAGCAGCTCACCACCGATTTTTCTCCGCTGTTTGATACGTTCAACGGATCGCCAAACGTAGACGTCACGGACGCGAACGTCACCGACGTTACGACCTTCGACAGCATCTATTTCAATACTCCAATTAGTGTTGGAGGTTTGATCCTCTCGGGCCTCTATCCGATCTCTCTGTCTCTCGATACCCACAAATACCGGATCACCGCATCCGCAAATGCCACGGCCGATGTGACAGGTGGTGGTGCGGTTCCGGTCTTCGATTCAACGTCCGGAAGCTCTAGCATCAGCGTGACGCTGGCGGATCACGGACTGGCCAAAGGCGATACGATCAATTTCCCGATCCCGACCACGGTCGGAGGCGTGACCATCTTCGGAACCTACCCGGCCGCTGGAATTACGAGTTCGAGCGTCTTTACCATCGTCGCCGACCAATCTGCGGCAACGACTGCAACCGTCTCGATGAACTCGGGTGATGCGGAGATCGTCTACGATATTACGATCGGTCCCGGATCGTCAGGAACGGGCTACGGCATCGGACCTTATGGTGACGGCGGCTACGGCACCGGAACCTCGACAGGAAACCAGACCGGGAATCCGATTACGGCGGTTGATTACACGTCGGACAACTGGGGGCCTTATCTTCTGTTCTGCCCGATGAATGGAGGGATCTATTCGTGGCAGCCCAACGGGGGATTTGAGAACGCGCAACTCGTGGCCAACGCGCCTCCGTTTAACGGTGGAATCTTCGTGGCCATGCCGGCGCAGATCCTCGTTGCTTGGGGCTCAACATCGACACAGAACATCGGCACCGATCAAGATCCCTTATTGCTGAAATGGTCCGATCAGTTGGACTTTACCAACTGGACGGTTTCGGAACTGACACAGGCAGGCTCGCTCAGGATTCCGACAGGCTCCAAGATCATCGGCGGCATGCAAACGTCGCAGAACGCGTTGATCTGGACTGATCTCGATGTCTGGGCGCTGCAATACGTCGGGCCTCCGTTGGTGTTTGGCTTGAACAAGGTCGGATCCAATTGCGGTTTGATCTCATCGCACGCGATGGCGCAGTTGGGCGGCCAAGTGTTCTGGATGGGGAATTCGAACTTCTTCACCCTGACGGCTTCAGGAGCGACGCCGATTCCCTGTTCGGTGTGGGATGAAGTGTTCCAGGATCTCGACACCACCAATGCTCATAAGATCCGCGCGTGGCCGAGCACGACGTTCAATGAAGTGTGGTGGCTCTATCCGTCGAAGTCCGGCGGCACTGGCGAGAACGATTCCTGGGTGAAGATCAATATCTCCGAGGGGAGCTGGGATTACGGCCCCGGAGACAGTCCGACGCCGTTCAAGAGGTCCGCCGCGATCGATCAATCAGTGCTCGGAACACCCATTGCAGCGACGCCGCAAGGGATCATTTATCAGCACGAGAGCGGCGAAGATGCGGATGGCCAGCCGATCGCGTGGTCGTTTGAAACAGGCTTCTGGACCATCAGCGAAGGCTCCGACATTCCGTTTGTCGATTGGTTCCTACCCGACATGAGGTTCGGGTTGGTCAACGGGTCCCAGGATGCGAGTGTGCAGGTGACGTTCTATTCGAGATATTACCCAGGCGGTCCGATCCGGACTTATGGGCCTTATACCTTCACGAGCACGACGAAGTTCTTGAACCCCAGGATTCGCGGCCGCGAAATGGCGATCAAAATGTCGGGCGATGACATTGGATCGTTTGTGCGCCTTGGCCTCAACCGCTACCGCTGGGCACCGGACGGGAAATACTGACATGGGCTCGAATGACGCGATCAAATCCCTGCTCGGAACGAGTCAGGGAGCGACGAACAACGCCAACGTGCAGAGCAATCCGAGCTTGAAGAGCATCGCGACCAACGGGGCTTTGCTCAATCAAAACATCTCCGTCCTGATCCAGAAGATTTCCTCGATCACCAAGGCCTGGGGCGTCAACTCCTAATGGCGGCCAATACCACGGCACAAACTGGATCAAGCTCAGATGATTCAAGTGCGCTGAACGATATTGCAACGAATGGCAATCTGCTCAACCAGAACGTTTCTGCGCTCATTCAGGCCGTTGGCGATCTAAAAAGCATCGTTCTTCCGGTACCCAACGGCGGAACGGGACAAAGCACGCTCCCTGCGCACAATGTTCTGATCGGTAACGGAACAAATCCGATCAATTCTTCTGCTCCGACATCCAACAACGGCGCAGCATTTGTGGGGCAGGGGGCAAGCGCTGACCCTATCTTCGGCAAGGTTGTTCTAACGCAGCCCGCTACACTTGCGACGTTGACGCTAGCCGATGGTAAGACGCTAACGGCAACAAAAACTGGAACGTTGGCGGGCGGGGACGGGTTCACGCTTGCGATTGCCGCTAGCAAAACGCTGGCCGTTTCAAACAGTCTGACGTTGGCTGGGACAGATACAACGACGATGACGTTTCCATCGTCAAGCGCCAATGTCGCGGCGCTCAATATTGCCGATCAAACGCTGTCAGGGGGCGCTAACGTCACTTCGGCAAACCTCGGAACCAAATCCTCCGGCACGCTGACGATCGATTGCGGCACGTGTCCCTTGCAATACGTGACGAATGGCGGAGCGTTTACGCTGGCAGCGCCGAGCAATGACGGGTCATGCCTCCTGCTCATAACGAACAACGCGTCTGCGGGAACCATTACGTTTTCTGGTTTTACGGTTTCGGCGTCAACTGGAGATCTCTACACGACCACAAACGCGTCAAAATTCATTTTTTCCATAATCCGCATCAATGGAACGTCCACTTACGTCATCAAGGCGCTGCAATAGACTATGGTCCTCTACTACACTCCTACGCCTTTGCTGTCGGTAAAATTGCCATCCATTGTCTATACCGATAGCGATGGGCAAAATACGCTAGCAAATCCCCACATATTTACGTCCAAGAGCATTGGGCCGCCCGATCCTACGCGGTTCGTCCTTGTCGGCGTCGCAACGGGGGGCTCCAACGCGATTACTGGCTGCACAATTGGGGGAAATGCCGCGACACTTGTCGCGAGCAGCGGCGGGTCCGGCACCAACGTCTATACACGAATTTTTGGTCTCTCAGTGCCGTCCGGCACTACGGCGACAATTACTGTCAATCTTAATACCACTCAAGACGCTTATATTGGCGTGTTTGCTGCGTACAATCTAGCGAGCACGACGCCCGTTGCGTCGAGTGGCAATAACACTAATAACCCCATTCCTCTCAGCTTGAATGTGAGTGCGGGCGGTGTGGCGTGTGGCTATGCTTTTTCGTCCGCGGGCAATCCGACCACTTGGACGTGGACGGGGCTCGTTTTCCAATTCGGGGGCACTGTTGGAGGAAGCGGTCCCAATCACTCTGGCGCAACCTATACAGCGACCACGGCACAAACGCCGCTTTCTGCATCGGCTTCCTTTGGCGGCATAAACAATCGTGCCGCCTGCGCCGTTTCGTTTCGCTAATAAGAACCATCACCATAAACTCTGAGCACAACGGTTTCGTTCAGCGGATCTCAGTTCTCGTCTGCTGCTATGGCTTCCTTCAGGTAACCCACACTCATGTCAGGTCTAGGCGA